CGTCAAGTGGGCTGCGGCTACCGCACCTACGCTCTCAGCTTCTGGACGTGACGTATTGGGCTTCTTCTCACATGATGGTGGAACCACTTGGAACGGGTTCGTACTTGGAAAGGCGATGGCATGAATCGTGACCTATTTGCTGCCAGTGGCGTGGGTGGTGGGGTAGTAGAAGCTACCACCGATCCCTACTTCAATTCCACTACGCTGCTACTTAGCGGAGATGGCACTAACGGTGCTCAGAACAACACGTTCATTGACTCGTCAGTAAACACCGCCGCTATCACACGCTCAGGTACTCCCACACAAGGCAGTTTCTCGCCTTTTTCGCAGACGGGGTGGAGTGGGTATTTTAATGGTACAACAGATTATTTGACTACGCCAAGTAGTGCTAATACTGCATTCTCTAGTTCTACTACATTTACAATAGACGTGTGGGTATATCCTACGGCATATGCATTGGGTGCGGGCTATGATAGTGCGCGCACTATCATGTCTACGGCATATACATATCCAGAAGGTTGGCGTCTAGATATAACTACAACAAGTGTAACTTGGTATACTTACACTAATAGTAGTGCCATCACAACCACTTTAATACTTAATAAATGGACCCATCTCGCTGTTACTCATGATGGCACTACTACTAAACTATATAAAGATGGAATATTAGTTGGCAGTGCAGCTACTACTTGGAGTGCAGGTGTTTCATCACCATTCTATATTGGAGCTTTGAATGCTGGATCATACCTATATCCTTATCAGGGATACATATCCAACCTACGCATCACCAAAGGCGTAGCAGTCTACACCGGCAACTTCACACCCCCAACTACTCCACTAACAGCAACTCAAGCAGCCGGCACAAATATAGCAGCTATTACCGGCACAGCCACCAGTTTATTAACCCTACAAGACAATCGCTTCAAAGACAATTCTACTAATAACTTTACCGTATCTGTAGGATCAGGCACACCCAGCGTACAAGCCTTCTCACCCTTCGCACCCACTGCGGCGTACTCGCTACCCGCAGCTGCGGCAGGTTCGGCGTATTTTAATGGTAGTAGTTACATCAGTGTTCCGGATAACGTTGCATCTGCTATCGGCACCGCTAATTTTACTATTGAGTTTTGGTTCTACAACACAGACTTGGTTAATCAACCGATTTTCAGTCTAGGATCTTATGCTACCGGAATTGACTTCAGAATCAGTGAACCAAGCGCAAGTACTTTAGGTGCATATTTCTATGGAGTTTCTAAGTATGCTGCTTTTTCAACTACTAATATATGGCAACACGTAGCAATTGTTAGATCGAGTGGTGTTAGTACTATATATTTGAATGGTGCAGTTTTTATAACAGGTTTCGCCGATACCAGTAACTATACAACGACAAGTGTACGTATTGGTAGTATGCAGACTGGTTCCACTACTAGATCAGGATTCCTAGGATACATATCTAATGTACGTATAGTAAAAGGCACCGCAGTCTACACCGGCGCATTCACTCCACCCTCAGCACCGTTAACAAAGATCCAGTCAGCTGGTAGTAACATTGCAGAAATAACTAGTACTGCTACACCTAACGTTGACCTACTTATTGTTGCAGGAGGAGGCTCTGGTGGTGGTGGTGGTAATCAAGCGGGTGGCGGCGGTGGTGGTGCTGGAGGAGTAATCCCCATTAGTGGCCGCAGTGTGTTGCCTGGAGTAACTTATACGGTTACTGTTGGCGCCGGGGCTGTTGCAGTAACCCAGGGTAGTGGCGTAAAGGGCGGTAATTCTGCATTTGACACCACTATTGCTGAAGGTGGCGGCTATGGCGGTGGTTGGGACTATGCTAGTAGTACGGGAGGATCGGGTGGTGGTGCAGGATATGGCAATGTCCAGGCTGCATCGGCTTCTAACGCAGTAGCTCCTCAACTTGGAAATGGCGGAGGAGCAGGTATTAGTGCTGGCGGATACCCAGGTGGTGGTGGTGGTGGCGCCGGCGCTGCAGGTGGTAGTGCACCAAATAATGTGACTGGGGGAACAGGAGGTATTGGATACCAATCATCAATTAGCGGCACTGCTACCTATTACGGTGGAGGCGGAGGAGCAGGTAATTGGGGCGGTACTGCAGGTACCGGTGGAACCGGCGGAGGAGGTACCGGAAGTACAAGTGCTAATGGCTCAAATGGTACAGCTAATACTGGCGGCGGAGGTGGTGGTAGTACTGCTAATATTGCTCGTGGCACAGGCGGAGCAGGTGGTAGCGGTGTTGTTATTATACGCCATGCTGACACTTATGCAACCGCAACTACTACAGGTACTGTATCAGTCACCACGTCTGGTGGATACAAGATGTACTCCTTTACTACATCGGGATCAATCACTTTCTCAGATCCTACAACTCTGTTAACCTTGCAAGACTCTACTTTCAAAGACAATTCTGCGAACGTCGCCACGATCACCGCAACGAGCCCGGCGCCGGTGATTAAGTCATTCACGCCGTTTACTCAGGTTTGGGGTGGGCTGTTTAATGGTTCGTCTGATTATTTGACTGTGCCTGATAATGCAATATTTCAACTTGGTTCTAACGACTTCACTATAGAAGCTTGGGTATATATCGTAGGCAACGTAGGTTCAACTAGAATAATTGTGGGTAAAGAAGGTGGTTCAACTAGCGATTGTTATTTATTTTTAATTACTAGTGGAGGGCAGATTGGTGTAAACCTATCATCCGACGGCGGAACATACGGAACAACTATAGTATCCACTACTGTTATCGCATTAAACACTTGGAACCATGTAGTAGTGACTAGAAGCGGTAGCGCAACCAACAATATTAAAATATATCTTAATGGTGTTCAAGATGGTCAGGGTACTTTTAGTGGAACAATATATCCATTAGCTAGTACCTTGACCATTGGATATAGAAATAGTGCATCGCCTCTTCCATTTAATGGTTACATCTCTAATCTACGTATCGTCAAAGGCACCGCAGTCTACACTGGTGCATTCACACCGCCAGCTAAAACACTCTCTGCAACTCAAGCAGCCGGTACTAATATCTCGGCGATATATCCAGGGCAAACCAGCTTGTTGACCTTACAGGATCCAACCTTCAAAGACAACGCAATCCTGCCCAACACGATCACTGCCACAGGTACTCCTAAAGCTCAACTAGTATCAGCACCGTTCACGAGTGCTGCAACTGTGGATCCGGTTAGCGGGTCGGCGTATTTTAATGGTACTACAGACTGGCTATCTACTCCACAAAGTTCTAACTTTACCTTTGACGCTAACTTTACTATTGAATTTTGGTTGTATATTTCATCTAACCAAACGGCAGACCTATTAGGCACAAGTAATAATACAACTTACATTGGCAATGCAGGATGGGTAGTAGCATACTATACCGGTAGTGGTATAAGATTTAGTTATCAATCTTCTAATTCATGGGTTTTTGAAACTACTTTAAATATTACACCATCACTAAACTCTTGGAACCATGTAGCCATAGTTAGAAATGGGTCTACAATTACCGGTTACTTAAATGGTGTGGCAGGAAGTTCTACGGGCACAAGCAGTGCAACACTTACATCTAATTTGTATGGCGCTTATATTGGTAGCGGAGCAGGAAATCAGTCATTCAAATTAGGCGGGTACATATCAAACCTAAGAGTAGTTAAAGGGGTAGCAGTATACACCGGAGCATTCACACCCCCAACTGCCCCACTAACAGCAACACAAAGTGCGGGTACTAACATAGCAGCAATTACTGGCACAGCCACCAGCCTACTAACCCTGCAAGACTCCACCTTCAAGGACAATTCTGCGAACGTCGCCACGATCACCGCATCAGGCACTCCGTCGATGCGTGCCTTCACACCGTTTGCGTCGAATTGGGGTGGGCTGTTTGCAGGTGCTTCTACTTATCTTACACCTAGTAATATACCTATAGCCAGTACTGGTGCTTTTACTATAGAATTTTGGATGTATTCAACTAGTTCTTCACTTCAGTGTATATATTCACAGTATCTGGCTGGAACTGCAGATACTGGTAGAATGCATTTGTTATTTAACGATCCAGCAAGTAAAATATCTATAAGTACCGGAGCATCAGTTGGTAATGGTACTTTGATTAGTACTTCCTCACCTCCACTGAATACATGGATGCATATTGCAATAGTACGTGATAGTAGTAATGTTGCAAAAATGTATATAAATGGAGTACTTGATGCCACTAATGCAACTTTCACGACTACTATTATGCAGACACCTGCGTATATTGGATATACCCAAGCTTCGCCTGGATATGGGTTTAATGGGTATATTTCAAACTTTAGAATAACCAATACAACAGTTTACACCGGCGCATTCACACCGCCATCAGCACCGTTAACTGCAATAACTAACACCAGCCTACTAACCCTACAAAACAACACCTTCATTGATAACTCTGCCAATGCTTTTGCAATCACAGCAACCGGCTCACCTAAGACTCAGTTGCTACAGTTACCCTTCACGTCACCGATCACAAAGGTTGCAGCACCGTGGAACATCTCAGTGACTGCGCCGCTTGCTACGGTTGGGGGTAGTATGTACTTTAATGGTACGTCTGACTACACTAGTGCTACACTTGCATCTGCTATCGGCACCGGTGATTATACTATTGAACTTTGGTACTATCCTCTATCTGGAACTAATAGTGGATTGTTTCAGCTATCCGGTACATCCGGTGGATTTTATACGAGTGCAGCAAATAGTTTAGCAATGAATTTATACTTATCTAATTCATTAAGCGTGTATGTTGGTAATTATAGCTATAGCACAGCCAATAATAAAGTACTATATAATGTTTGGACCCACATTGCATTGGTAAGAAGTACCGGTGTAACTAAGTTATATCTTAATGGAGTTCTTGAAACTTCTATATTTACTAGTGGCTCACTTGCAGATACTGTTAACTATACAGGAACTTACGGTGTAATTGGAGGGTATTATTCAACAGGTTATTTGTCTAATGCATATATCTCCAATCTTCGCGTTATCAAAGGTACCGCAGTTTACACTGGCAACTTCACTCCTCCCGCAGCACCTCCGCAACCTAATCAAACTCCCGGTCTACTAGGCACCAACGTCAACGCAGTCGATGGCACTAACACCAGTTTGTTGCTACTCGGCAGCAACGCCGGTATCTACGACGCCACCGCTAAGAACGACATAGTTACTGTAGGTGACACCAGGGTATCAAGCACACAGATCAAGTATGGTACTGGTGCTATGTACTTTGATGGTACGGGGGACTATTTGTCAATTCCAACTAATCCATCGTTTAATTTTGGTAGTGGTGCTTTTACCATAGAGGCATGGATTAATCGTAGTGTTGTTGGAGATACTTATTTTATTACATCTGCGTCTGGAATTCCAGGAATGTTTTTTGGATTTCAGGGTGGTTCTTTATTAGGTTACGGTAGAGTTAGTACTGCTTGGGATTATACTGCGGCGCATGGTATGACTACCAATGCGTGGTATCATGTAGCATTAACACGTGGGACTGATAATAATATCAGAATGTTTGTTAATGGTTCTCAAATAGGAACCACTCAAAATAGTGCTCAGACGTATGATTTAAGTTTAACTAGTTTAACAATAGGGACTCAAGGAAGTTTATATCCATTTAATGGATACATAGATGACTTAAGAATCACCAAAGGTATAGCAAGATACACCACAGCATTCACACCCCCAACCAAAGCAATGATAGGACAATAATATGTTAATAGCAAGAGTACAAGACGGGGCAGTGGCTGAGGTCGCAGACTATAAGCAGTTGTTCCCCAATACATCGTTTCCGCCATCAGGTCCAGACTCTGAGTTCTTATTCGAGAACTCGTGTTTGCCGGTAAACCTCTGGAAAGCGTATGATCACGCCACTCAGAGGTTGCTGCCCTCAGCAGCGTATATCGAAGACGGACAGGTGTTTCTAGTTACGGTGCAGGATAAGACTGCAACAGAGATCGCCAACGAGGCACGAGATGTAATTATCGCAACCAACACGCAGAACAAAGCCGCTCGTGCCACGGCGTATACCATCGAGGCAGATCCCTTGTTCTTCAAGTCACAGCGCGGTGAAGCTACCCATGAGGAGTGGCTTGCGAAGGTCTCCGAGATCAGGACACGCTATCCCGTCATGATTGTACCAGACTTAGCAGTGGAACCAACTCCTCCAGTATAAATAAGTGGTGACTAGGAGAACACATGTCCATACCATCACTACCTCAAGACAAAGCCAATCACGCCTTCTATGGTGCCGGAATTGCTGCTGTCATTAGTTCTGTTGCGATACTTGCGCATATACCATCGGCCGCGTTGATCGCCTCTATAGTCGTCACATTGATCGCCTTCGGCAAGGAAGCCAATGACGCTTGGATTAACTATAAGGCTACCGGTGACTATATGCATGGTCCTCATGGCGTGGAACTTAATGACGCGCTAGCAACCATGGCAGGTGGCGCGTTCGTGGTCATACCTCAGTTTGTAAGTTTAATTGGATAAAACATGGCCGTTGCAACACGACAACAACTCATTGATTACTGCCTTCGTTCACTTGGCGAACCAGTAGTTGAGGTCAACCTTGACGACCAACAGATCGAGGATCGAGTGGACGAGGCGATCGACTACTTCCGTCTGTTTCATTACGATGGTATCGAGAAGATCTATATGAAGCATTTGATCACCTCTACAGACATTGCGAACAAGTATATCACATTGCCCGATTTAGTCTTTGGCGTGACTCGGGTGTTCCCCGTTGCATCAGGTACTTCAACGTCAAAGTCAATCTTTGATCTTCAGTATCAGCTTCGCTTAAACGATCTCTACGACTTAACCAGCACATCAATCGTTTACTATTCACAGGTCATGAGTCACCTAGCACTTCTTGACATGACCTTGAATGGTCAACCACTCTATCGATTCAATAAGCTCATTGGTAGGCTCTACATCGAGGCGAGTTGGACTGAAGAAATGATTGAAGGCAACTACATTCTAGTTGAAGTCTATCGTGCACTTGATCCTGATGTCGCGGTTAAGATGTATGGTGATCCATTCCTAAAGCATTACACTACAGCTGTGCTGAAGAAGCAGTGGGGAGCTAATCTTTCTAAATTTTCTGGCCTTCAACTACCTGGTGGTGTAACGATTGATGGGAAAGCACTTTATAATGAAGCAATTGAAGAGATCAAAGCACTAGAAGAAGAAATGATTAACAAGTCTGCCCCATTGGAAATGTTCTTAGGATAAAAATGGGACGCAACGTCTACTTCAGTCATGGAACAAACAACGAACAGTTCCTCCTTGAGGACCTGATCATTGAGTCTATCTCCATATACGGCAGTGACTTCTTCTACATCCCTCGCAGCCTAGTCGGTAAGGACGAGATCCTTGGTGAGGACAGACTCTCTGAGTTCAAGGAGGCATTCCCGATTGAGATGTATCTTGAGTCTGTGAACGGCTTTGAAGGTCAGGGCGCGTTCATCAATAAGTTTGGTCTCATGATGGAGCAATCTGCCACCCTTACACTTGCTCGTCGCAGGTGGGAACAGACGGTTGGCCAATATGGCAACAACTTGTTACCTAATCGACCTGCTGAAGGTGACCTCCTGTACTTCCCGCTCACGAAGGGTTTGTTTGAGATCAAGTTCGTGGAACACCAGGATGCGTTCTATCAATTACGTAAGCTCTACGTCTACAAGCTTCAGGTTGAACTCTTCCAGTATAGCTCAGAGGTAATCGATACAGGCGTAACAGACATCGATGTCTTCCAATCACTCAAGACTGCTGACACCACCTTGAATCCTGACATTGATAGAGTGAACTCCTATGGTGACAACAACGCCTTCAAGCTGGAAGCAGAGAGCATTGTCTTTAACCCCTCCAATCCGTTTGGAGAAGTATCAATGTTTAACTTCACCGCCGATAGTGCAGCCCTCTACGCAGACTCAACCAATATAAAATCGGATAAAGTATGACTAAACAAGTAATCAGTGTTGGCACTGCAGCCAATGACGGTACGGGTGATCCTATTCGTACCGCCTTCACCAAGATCAACGCGAACTTTACAGAGCGTTACCCGCGCGCTGTACCAGCACATAGTTATGGTGTAGCAGGTGATGAGGCGGGTATGTTTGCGGTAGACGCAACGTACTTCTACATCTGTACCGCGGCTTACGTTAATACTAGCACCAACATCTGGAAGCGCACGGCGCACGGCGTCGGCACCTGGTAACATACATGCTGAACAACAACATCTTCTATCACCAAGCGACGCGTAAGACGATCGTCGCCTTTGGTACGCTGTTCAGTGGGATCAAGATCCTACGCGCCAAGAACGGCGTAGAGCAGACCATCGCGGTACCCATCGCGTACGCTCCCAAGGAGAAGTGGGTTGTTCGTATCGAGCAGGACCCCACGCTAGAGAACCACACTTACACGATCCTTCCTAGGATGTCCTTTGAGATCACAGGCATGAGCTATGATGCGTCTCGCAAGACTAACAGGATGAGTTCTATTACCGCTACGCACTCGACAAACACCGGGTCCGTCGCAACTCAGGTGTACTCGCCCGTACCCTATAACATTGACATCAGCCTGTACGCCTTGACCAAGACTCAGGAAGACGGTCTCCAGATAGTAGAGCAGATCCTGCCATACTTTACGCCTGAGTACACCATGGTTGTCAACAGCTTGTCTGAGATGAATGTCAACACCGATGTACCTATCATACTCAACAGCGTGTCTGTTGACGACCAGTACGACGGTGACTTTGAGACGCGTCGATTCATCACCTACACTATGAACTTTACGCTCAAGACGATGCTGTTTGGTCCAGTCAACGATGCCAAGGTGATCCTAACCTCTACGGTGCCTGTCGTGAACACAGGCGTGGCGCCCGCCACCACTCCCACCTACGGTACAGAGACTGCCACGGGTACGCTGTCTACCGGCGCTAGGACGTCGACTTGGTCAGAGACCCTGTGACAACTCAGGTATATAATAGCAACTCGAACCTGAAGGGCGCTAACGTAAGTGTCCAGTTCACCGAGGCCCAGGTCAAGGAGTACCTGAGGTGTGCTGATGATCCTATCTACTTCATCAACAACTTCTGTCAGATCGTTACCCTAGATCACGGGTTGCAACCATTCAAGCTCTACCCTTGTCAAGAGAATAAGATCAAGGTGATCCACGAGAACCGTAAGATACTTCTGATGGAATCACGTCAGGCTGGTAAGACTACGACCTCGGCTGCGTACATCCTATGGTATACTCTGTTCCAGTCAAGCAAGACTGTGGCGATCTTAGCGAACAAGGCAACTGCTGCACGAGAAGTGCTGTCGCGCTATCAATTGATGTATGAGCACCTCCCTAGTTGGATGCAACAAGGTGTGACAACATGGAACAAAGGCGATATTGAGTTGGAGAACGGTTCTAAGG